GCAGTTGTCCAAAGAGCATATTGTGTGGCAGAAGCGGTGATTTCTACACCTCTAAAATCTTGTGCGGCTGTTAGTGTAGGATTAATATGTATCCCCCTTACTATACCTGTTCCACCACTTTGGTTAATGGTATTACCAAATCTAAAACCTGTAAAATTACCTGTTCCAGTACCTACAGTATAAGATCCTAATGTAGATAATTCGACATGCGATCCACTAGTGTGGTTTTTATTTACAGTTGGGTTAATTTCAACAACGTTTCCAGCTGTACTAGTTGATCCAGTATTAAATAATCTGATACTGGTTGTTGCTGATGTAGAATTAATATCAATGTCTTCAGCTCTACTTAACTCATTGTTTGCTATTGTTAGTGGATTAGTTGAACCAATGACAATAGTTCCGTTATCTGCAACACTAAATACTTTAGTATTCCCACTATCTAAGTGTCTATATCCGAAAGTAGTACCTCCAGTGCCAGCTCCTTTTGTAGTAAGTTTGTTACTAGTTTCAAGTGTAGCAGTACCAATCAATAACTGGCCAGACTCAAAGTGAAAGTTAGTATCAGATGTAAGTGTATTAGGTCCAGAACCAAAAGCTACTTTATTAGCAGATGCTGTACCTCCCATTGTTCCAGAGGTAGTAATTTGCGTAAAACTGATTGCATCAGTACCTAATGTAGTAACTTCTGAAACAGTAAACCAAAGAGTACCCGCGTTTGTTGAACCGTCCTGAATAAGTACATACACACCGTCAATTTCTCCAGCAGTGTTCATCCAGTCAACACGAGTAAGCACAACACTTGTACCTACACCCCCCACTTTATAGACACCATTGTTAAATGTACCACCACTTCCACCAGTAACAGAGTCTTTTACTAAGATAGTTTCATCATTAGCATATGTTACTCCATCATGTGTAAATGAAGTCCCACCAAGGGTAATAGTTGTTGATGTTTGAGCTGTAGCTGTTAAAATGCTAGCAGTTGCGCCTCGCGCGCTACCAGATTTTAAACCTGCTACATTGTTAAGTACCCAACCAACAGTAGCAGCATCAGTATTAGCTGATGGAGTACCATTAATAGTAATATTAGAACTGAATGTTTTAGCTCCATCAATAGTTTGGGTATTAGATAAATCTACAAAGTTTTGAGTAGCTGAGCCAGTACCACCATTACTTATTGCCAATACTCCAGTTACTGAAGCAGCGTTTGATAAAGTAATAGCACCAAAGCTTAAGTTAGTACCATCATGACGAAGAATTTGACCACCGACAGAAGCTGTAATTGCAGCTACGTCACCAAGACCTGTTCCTGCCTTACCGAGTACAGACAATCCGGCTAATTGAGCTAAGTTACCATAGGGTAAATCACCAGTAATAGCATCTGTATCAGATAGATCTAAAGCTCCCCAAGCATATGTTGATGTTCCGGTTACTCTAAGAACTTGTCCTACAGTAGAAGAGTTTGAGATAGCCGTAACAGCAGATGTACCATTACCTTGAAGTAATCCAGTTAGCGTATTAGCTCCTGTACCACCATTGGCTACAGGAAGTACGCCAGTAACAACAGTAGCTAAGTTAATGTTGCCAGCAGTTGCTAGAGTATTTAAAAAAGTATTTATGGTTACAGAAGTAACACCTGAACCAGCGTCTGCTGCAGTAATACCTGAACCAATAAAGTTTATGGTTGTATTTGATGCTCCAACAGTGGAACCTTCTTCTTGAACAGTTGCGTATCCACCAGCACCAGCAGTAGCATTAAGTGTGGTGCCTGAAATGGAAAGGTTTGTACCTAACGTAAGAGGTACTGTATCTGTAGCACTATGGTCATAGAACCATAAATGATCTGCTCCTGTACTAGGAGACTTGATAGCGAATATATTAGACGAATCTGAGACAATTAAAGAACCCGGATTTGTTGATAACGCTAGTTGATTTTGTTTAATTTTTGATTGTGCCATTATATATAATATATTGCAGTTATTTTATCAGAAGGAACTAGCGCCATCACCATTGTGACGGATGTCCCCACTATTGAATAGTCATCAGTATCATCTAAATATTGTCCATTGCGAAATATTAGAATTTGCATGCTAGCTAAAGGAGTAACAGCTAAGTTAAATCCTGTACCAGTAATCCCAGAAATCTTTTCTTTAAGCGGAGTTCCTGAAACCCAAGATCCACCAGAATAAACTAGAATGTCTCCATTAGTACCTCCGGGTAAAGATCCTGCTGTAGTTGTCCATACAGGTATAGTTCCATTAGATCCTAACACTTCCATAGAAGTTCCTACAGGTAATCTTTCCCAGTCCCCAGAAGCATTTCTATAAATAATATCTCCAGTAGCATTGGTAGGAAAATCTACCCTCACTTTACCTGAGTTTATATACAGTGCATGTTCTGTTGATGGAGCGTCTAATTCAAGTGCTCTATAGTTATTAACTGTTGTAATAACAGGTTTAATATGAGCAGATCGAATAATACCTGTATGAAGTCCTTGGTCTATATGTGTATCTATTAATAAATCCGTATAAGTATTCGTTCCGCCAGTAGCTACATTTACAGTACCCATTATCTGAGCATTGTACATAGCACCCACATTAGTAGAACGAGTAGCTATTGATTTAAAAGATGGAGTGTTTGTTGCTGTACCCCCAGCCTCAACAATTACTGTACTATCAGAGTTTAAATAAAGATCTCCACCAGATACTTGTATTGGAAATGTCCCACCTGTAGATAGATTAATAGCATCAGGATGTATATAAACTTCCTGTAACGCGCCTATTGTAATAGCTCCATTATCAGCAACTTTAAGTACTTCTGTACCAGCAGAGCTCTGATGAACATAACCATATGTTGATAACGAAGTTCCTGTTCCTTTCGATGTTATTCTTGAGATAGCTCCAGTTATAGGATTACCTACAGTTAGATATGTGCCATCGAATTGCAAGTCATCGTCCGTAGTTAAGGTAGTAGAATTTAACCACCAAGATACTCTATTAGTAACACCAGAAGAAGTTAATGTATTAGCAACCGTAAGGGTATTAGCTACATCATTATATGTTAATGATATTCCAGAACCTGCAACTAATAAAGACGATACTCTATCATCTACAGCCTCACTAAAATCTGTAATTGCTGATGATGTTAAAGAGATCGAAGTATTTATAGCCGAAGTTATTCTTCCTTTTAAATCTACTGCTATAACTGGAACTGCTGACGATGTACCATATGTTCCAGCAGTTACTCCACTATTTATTAGTGTAGCAGTAATAACTGGAGTTGTAGTAGGATTCGTTATTCCTAAATCTATGTCTGTAGAATCAAGAACTCCAACAGAAGTTACGCCAGAAAATACTGTACTATACCAACCATGAACACCAGATCCGTCAGTTCCATAATATTTACTATTTCCAGGAGCCGGAGAGTCATTTATTAATTGTATAGATGTACCATTAAACTCTAAGGCCCCCCCTAAAGTTAATTCTTCAACTACACCACTAGTTGCTACCTTACCTAATATTGTATCAGCAGTAGCACTGTTAAGCAGAGTGTATAAATCTAGATCTATATGATAGTATTCGCCAGATGAGCCTCCTTGTTTACCCGTTAAACTGTTATGAGCAGGTACTGTAGGTGTATAAGTAACAGGAGCCCAGTTTGTACCATTAAAAGTTAAAAATTGTCCGTTGGTAGCTCCGCTAATACTTAATTGACTATATCCTAAAGTTCCTCCTAACGTACTTAATAATACATTAGCAGGTATAAAAGTTAGACTTGTGCCTGAACCTATTACAGCAAGCGTTCCATTAGCTATAGATATAGCTGAGTTTATAGAAGTTAAGTTTCCTTTTGTTATAACAGGAATCGCCTGTGTAGTAGTTTCTAATGATTGTAACGCTGCTTTTATAGTACTATTATCAGGTATAATTGTTCCCGTAAAAGTTCCTAAGTTTATGGCTGCAGCAGCAACGCCAGACAGTGTAACTAAAGATCCTAAATTCAACTTGTCTTGAGCCGACATTACACCAGCTAAGGAAGTTGTGGCAGTTACAATAGTTGTAGGCGCGCCTGTAGAAGAATCAATTACGACTGTTGTAGCTGTAGGACTATTCGTAAGATCAGTAGCTGTACTACCTCCCGTAAATAATTCTAAAGCTTCTAACAAGTTTACACTATCATTGTACAGATTTAGTCCTGCTCGTGAGTCACTAAGGTTGTTCGGTTTATTGGAAACATTTAGTGGTATATTTACTTGTCGTAATCTTTCTATAGTTAACATTGTATTTGTTTTGAAGGCTTAAAAATAAAAAGAGGAAAGAGGCATCAGTTCCCCTTCCCTCTTTAAAGTTATATGACAAAGAAAGCCTACAGTGTTACAATAGCATCATTGTGCGTAGTAGACCCTAACCAGCTATTGATGATACCATCAAAAGTAGCAATTAGTCCATTTGGCGTAGTGCCTGCAGAGTAAGCAGGAATGCAAACAATGTCTAAGAAAGGTGAGTGAGTGGTTGTTAAATGTCCGATTTCACGAGTGTTACCATGAGAGAAAGAGTAGATAGTATACTTTTCACCAGAAACAAAAGGAGTAGTAAAGTTAACTACAGGAACATCAGTGTGACGCAAGTTATATTCGCGCTGACCTTGAGTTTTTTGCCAGTACAAATCAAGTGTACGATATTGACCTTGACCTTCGTCAGCCTTATTAGCATGAAGATAACGTACGGTATTATAATCGAATCCAAGCGGCAAAGCTACTTCTAGATATACTTTAACTGGTTCAACATAATCTACGTATGCAGTAGTATCATCAAGTCCTACAATCATAAGCATATCAGCAGTACCGCCAGTAGCAGATCCTGCAGAAGCCAAGTTAGTTACCATCAGGCTCCAGGTTACGTTAGCAATTACATCACCAAAAGCAGTTACAGCAGCATCTTTAATAGATGTAGCCATAGCTTCAGTAAGAATTACGTTTTTAGTACCAGCAGCTGTAGTAACAGTAGGAATAGAGTCACCAGCAACGATAGGATCACCGCCACCAATTGCTACACCAGTAGTACCAGTAGTATCAATCAAGAAAGCAACGATAGGAGCTTTGTTAGGGAAACGCGCATTAACAGAAAATGCTGTTGAATTACGATTGATTTCCCAAGAAAGATTTGTAAGGATATCATCTGTAGCTAGTGCGTCAGACATGCTCAGTGCAGTGTAATCTCTAGACGTAAAGCTAGGACGAAGATAAGAAGATTCTTCAAGAGAAAAAGCTTCCATAGTTCTACGACCACGAAGACCAATAGAGATTTGATAGATAGTGTTATCTAGTACATTTACTGCATTTGCTTGACCAACAGTGTTACCAATAACCCAAACATAATTGTCTGGCTCACGATAAGCTTGTTTAGTTACAGTCACAGTACCACGACCATCAATTGCAGAAGTGGAACGGAAAGGACGATTCCATAAAGGATAAGTAGTAGTAGCTGCTGGGTTAGCAGATTGGCTAGTACCACTAAAGATTTTAATTACGGGTGCTTCAGCAACCGTAGGAGTAGCATCAGTGAAAGTGTTAGCAGCAACAGTGCCCCAAACGCTATCAGATACAACACCAAGCTGACCGTCAGCTAGACTTACTGCTCCAGTAGAGGAGTTGTAGTAAGTGCCAGAAGATGGAACAGTTGTTTGACCGACTTTAGCGACAACGAAAGATTCGAGGCGCCGTTTGTTTGTATTAATCATTATTTATTCTTGTTCGAATACTTTTTGTGATTTCAATTGAATATACTCTGGACTTTCTATATTCATTGCTGCGATTTGACAAGCAATGTCTACAATTTCAGAGTGAGTGTGTTCAGGGAATTCTAAGGTTGATTCTGGATAAGTTACTCCATCTATATACACATATCCTCCAAAGTTTACTTTATTTGGATATTTAATGTACTCCGGATATACCTTCGCTACGACTAATTGATTCGGATAAATGTATACTGCCGAACCACCATTATCTAAGCTTCTACCAAAAGTGTAAGGAATAGAATCCAATGACCCATTATAGAATGGATCTCTTAATGCAGTCTGTAAATCATCATGTTGTACAAATCGTAATGGTACAGATTTAGTACAATCAGCTGAGACTGTTATATCTACATATAAGTTTATCATTTGATAATACTTATAAGTTAATTCTGATAAATTTATACTATAGACGCCTGAATCAACTGCAGGAATAATTCCAGTTTGAAGTGGAAACTTTATTACTACAGAAGACAAATCGTCTATACGTTTTTGAGAAGCTTCAAATCCTTCGTTTCTATTATTACGAGGAGAAGTACGCCTTTTTAAGAATATCATTTGAGCTTCGTTAAGAAGCCAATCCTTTTCACCTTTTCTAAAGTTCTCTTTAGAGAGGGTTCCAAAGCGATCTATTCCTAAATCAAAAGCGTAATGTAATTCTTTAATACTCATTAGGAGTTTTTAGATTTAATAGCCGCCGTCAACTCATCAACTTCGGGAGCTTTTTTCGGGTTAAGTAAGAAATCAATTGCCTCTTCTTTTCTATCACCAATTACAATTTGACCAGAAGGACGAATCCATGTGTAAGAACCTTGACGTTCAAATACTATTCTAGCTTCAATAGCCTGTAGAAGGAGGAAGCGAGCCTCTAATTCTTCACGACCTGGAGCTGTAGCTAGTAAATTATAAATCTCCATGAATTTATCTATATTAGAACCTTCCGTATAAGAAGATTTATCTATATATTCAATAAGAAGATTATTTACTTGTTCGATTGTCAGAGTTGTTTTTGTAGAAGTAGTTAGTTCTAATAGAGAAACAATCTTACGTTTATAAGTATCTGTAAGTTTTGTATCGGCTAATGCGTTATATACTTTAAGCTTCAGTTGATTCTTTTGAGCTTTAAGGGATTCAGATTCGTTCTCTAGAGCAATATACCATTCAGCTTTTGGCCACATATGAGTTCTCCACTCGCGTTCGGAATTAGCAACTTTAGAAGAGCCGAGTAACATATAGTAACCCATTTCTCCATCTAGTGTATCTAAATCAAATACAGTGCATCCATCCTTTAGTTTCCAAGACATCCTTTGAAAGTAAGTTCTTTCAGGATCAGGTTTATTGTCTCCTTTTGATAAAGCCTCATTCGTAAAGTACCCAGCAGGTTTTCCCCACTTTTGTTCTAGTTTTTGTTGAAGAGTAAGTCCATGACCTTTTTCATCTGTCTTTACTTTACCATCTTCTATCCAAGGAGTATAACTAATATAGTTAGCTAGCCCACCTTGCTTTAAACTATATAAGCATTTGAGAGTGTCAGTACAATCTCCAATTTTTGATTTCTTAAGATTGACTCCGGAAGCCGAAGTCCATTGATTAACGCCGAGAGCGCTTTCACGTTGACAATTTGTTATCGTAGTGGCTTTTTATCCTCTACTTCTTACACTTTACTATTGTGTAAGTTCGGCGTACATTTTCATCTGCTAGAGATGCGGGAGACTCTTGGAGATATTTTTGAAAGGTTTTTCTCAATCTCTACGCTCTACAAGGATTACTACCTTTGTAACCCTCACGGTATTATCCTAAATTGAAAGAGGACTTCACCGTTTTTCCCCCGAGTTTCAATCTACATTGCTGTAGAAAGCGACCCAACGTTGTTTGCGATTAATTTAACTAATTCTATAAATTCTTTATAGTTCATCGAACCTTTTAGAAAATTACATTGTGCGCAACAAGAAACTACATTTTCTTTAGTGTAGCCTAGATTATTGTTTTTTCTATCTAAACCATTATATAGTAATTCAGTATCTTTAGATTGATACTTCATATAAGTATAAGGCACACGTCCGCAATAGGTACAATTAGAGTTAGTTAACTTATCAAACAATTCAAAATCTAAACTAAATACTAATTTTCTCGGAATTGATGTTCTAATGTATTTATCGTATAATTGATGTTTGTAAAATGTTTTATCATCTACTAATCTCTTTTTACGAAATCTGTCATACACTACTTCTTGTTGTATACATCCACAAGATTTAGTATTTCCATACTTAAATCTAATCCTTTCTAAATTAATAATTTTACCACAATCACATTGACATTTATAAACTGGCTCAAACATTACCTCTGACTTCTTATAAAATCCTTCTAAAGATAATATAGTTAGTTTGTGAAACTTGGTTCCTGTTGTGATTGTAATGTGTTTAGATTTTTTATGCTTTACAAGTTGCATTTTTGATCGAATATACGAATACTAATTTTGACATAATTTATAATTCCTTTTTACCCAAGGAGTCAGGGACTTTAATAGGACTTAGGGTTGCCTATAAATATTATTTATGATGTAGATTAAACCAAAAAGATCCAGCAGCTATAATTGTGTTTTGACCGATTATAAGTGGAGTTGGAGGTGCTACAATACTAAGTAATGTGATAGCTGCTAAAGTAGCTATGATAGCTCTAAATATTATCCCTTCCTTCAGGACTTGTTTCTCCTGGAGTAGAAATATTAGTGCTACTGGTGCTATTATCCCCACTATTAATTGTAATACTTCTAACATTTTTCAAGTCTGCTAATACTTTGGGGAGGGAAAGAATTACAGCGGGATCTTTTTGTACAAGGTTACCAATATTCATAATAATGGTTACTATTCTCATACTTATCAAACCTATCGTGAAACTAAAAAGTCCCATTGCTTGATGACTCATACCGAGATAATGCTCTGCTGCATTAAAACAATATCCTGCTGTAATTCCCCCTACAAAAATAAGCGTTAGGGCTCTAATGAAAGATAATTTTGTCTCAAAAGTAAGAGATATTATTCCTCCCACTATACCCGCTACAAACGCAGTAAATTTAAGACCTAACTGCTCTTCCCAATTCATTTATTAAATTTTAGTTATTGTGTTTAGTTGGTATGACCCTATTCGTTTAGCCCATTCTATAAAATAATCATAATCTTTATCCTTTTTTGCAAAGTTGCACATGGTACAACAAGGTAAAGCATTTTCTAATTTATACCCAATAGTATTATTTTTTCGATCTATACCATTTGTCATATAAGCTAGGCTATACCCTTTCCAACCTTCCCCATAACTTCTATTAGGGCTAATTCCACAATAGTGACAATTAGAAGAAGTTATATTTTTAAATTCTTCTTCAGATAAAGAAAATTCTAAACCTGCTCTTTTCGCTCTAGATTTATACTGATTATAAAGTCTTAAAAATGCAGGATTAGAGTTTGGAGGTTTTGTATTATTTTTACCTTGGGCAGCTGTTATTTCTTTTCTTAAACAACCACAGGATTGCGTACTTCCATTAATAACACTTTTCGCAACTCCTACATGACGGCCTCCACATTCACACTTAAATTCGTAAGCTGTGGGAGCTCTGTCAGAATATATTAAATATCCGAGTACTTGAACTGCTGTAAGTTTACCAAAAGTTTTCCCAATTATTTGTGAATCATCTTTCCTAGAAAGATCAAACACTAAGTTTTCTTGTATCTTCATACTTCAAATATACAATATTTGAATAAGATAACCTAGTATTATTGGGGCAATTATTATTGATTATACTAATGGGACAAATTGTTTATGATTATTTTACAGGTTAGCTCTATCACGCCTCGAAATCATAAATGAAGCTACCAGTACGAGTGATGTCTTTGATCCAAAGACCAGCCGTAGTACGGCAGAACATATCGTAACCAGCTTTCAAGCTGCCAGCATTACCGCCTTTAACAGGACCAGTTGGGCTCCAAGTACCAGTAGTATAACCATAAGAGAAAGTATCTTTAACTTTCAACATTTGGATGTTCTGGTCACCGTTCATGCTACCTAGATCTAGGAAGTCAATACGGGCAGAATCAACTGGAAGATTTGGATACTGTGGGTGCATGCGCTTGCAATAGATGCGTGAATCGTACATCTCATTGTGAGTCATATCTGCAGAAAGACCGTGTGGCCCATTGTAGCGAGTGAACTGAGCACCGTAAGCCAAGTGTGGAGTTTCTACTGGAGAAGCAATTTTGTTAATGAAGTTAGTATCTACAGTCAAGAAACCGTTAGAAATTGCTACGAGAGCGTCGTGGAACAGTTGGCTGCCAAGTTGACCTGTCATACCTACAGTTTTACGTTCTCCTTCACCTCTGCGAGTAGTATAGATATCCAAAAGGAAATCTTTAAGATCTGCTACAGAAAGAGGACCAGAGTAATAGGATTGCCAACCGTCTTTTTGTTGTTGACGAAGACCAGCACCAGTTTTGATCCAGTAACCGTCAGGACCCATAATGGTTTGTTTTTTACCATAAACCAAGTGAGCTTCTACGCTACGGTAGAGTTCGTCCCACATTTTAGCTTCAGCCATAACCAAGAAGCGTTCTGCCATCTTAGTTTTACCGTCTACAGTGTAACTGAATTTAACAGACATTTTGTCTGAATCTCTCCATGCTTTATCTGTAACAGTAATTTGTTGAGCGAATGCAGATACTTGAGACTCAAGCATATAAGAGTTAGGATACTGTTGACCACCACCTATACCATTATATTCAGATTGAACAGAAGTCCATACTTTAGAGAACTGCTTACCTTGTTCGAATACACTAGGTGGAACGAACTGAGCAGGGTTGTCTCCTTGAAGACGAAGAGTATAAACATAACCAATACCATCAGCGATAGGACCATCTACGATAGCCATTGGGTATTCGTTGTCATCACCCATGAGTACTTCAGGCGCATGGAAGAAATCAATATCCAATTTCACTTTAATAAGTGAGCCATTAATACCTGGAGTAGTGTTAGCTGATTCGAGGTTTTCGATTACAATTGCAGAGCGTTCTTCTGCACCTTGTAGAGTCCAACGATAGATCTCTTGGTCGATTTCTTTTGTACCACGAGACTTACCACCAGTCATAGCGACCAGTAATTTAGGATTGTAAAGAGCACTTTTAGAAGAGAAGATAGTCGTAACCATGTTCTCAAGAAGTTGTGGCTTACCAGTTTCGTAAGCGTGACCAAGGTGTTGTGAGTCAATAAAACTTCCACCGAAGCCTTCAAGACGCTTTATAATAAAGCTTGATTGAGGAGTTGCCATATTTTTTAATTGTTAAACCACTTAGAGAAGTCAAAGTCTTCATCAGCTTTCTTGCTGGAACCCTTTGTCTGTGTCTTTGGGTCTAATTTAGAGTTCATTAATTCTTTTAATGATTGTGTCGCTTTAGTTTGCAGTTTCTTCTGCAGTTTTTCAAAGTTAAAGCCTTGTTTTGGATCGTAATCAGCTAATATATTAGCCAGTTGTATTTTATGCTGTGGATTTTCGTACACTGAATCTAGTGTAGCTTCGAATCCAGTAGTATTCTGTGATGTTGGTGTAAAGAGAAAAGTCTTTAGCCGATTCTTCCTATTAATATCAAACTCATCTGAGGAATCTATTAGAGCTGTAACATCTGTAATTTCTTTACGAAGAGTTTCTAGTTGTGCTTCTTGTTCAGCTTTTGCTTTTTGAACTAAGGCATCTTTCTGTTCTTGACGATGCGTCTTTAAGTACTCTAGTGCATCTTGTGCTTCTTCTTCAAGATCTCCAATCTCTGCAAGTTTCTCTACTCGTTTATCTAATTGTGCGTCATCTAGTTTTGGACTTAAGATTCTATAGTAAGATTTAATTACGGCCTTTCTCGAAATGTCATCTCCTAAATCTAAAGCTTCAACATCAGTTAATTTTACAGCTTCTAAGTAATCTTTTAAATTTTGACCTCCATTTAATCCGTACTCTAGTAGCGGCTTGAAATCATCTGGAAGTGAATTCCAAATATTCTGTGCTACTTTAGCGGTTAGATTTTTCTTTGTTAAGGTAAGAGCTTCTTGTATAGAATCTGCATTACCTTTAAACTTAAAATCATCTGGAACATCAAGTACTGCTACTTCCTTTAAGTAGTTAAAGTACGCCTCTGCTGTTTCATCTACTGTGTCATCATCACTATCTGAATCACTATTACCATTGGTACTAGAGTCAGTATCGGTACTATCTTCTGTACTACCCTCGGTTGATCCTTCTGTAGAATCATTACCTTCATCACTATCTGAATTGTTATTTGCGGCGTTGTGGATAGATTCTTCTTCCTCGGCCAGCATAGTATCTAAGTCAATCATACAAATATATTATATGTGTATTTTATACACCTTGTTTTTTTAAAAAAATTTCACGTCCAATAGCACATTACCTGTTTTGAGTAGGTTTTTGAGCTGCTTTTTTAGTCTCTAGCTTCAATTTAGCTTTGTCCATCTCTATCTTATGAGCATCCATTCCAATCTTATGTTTGAACTTTTCGATCTCTAATTGGTCAGGTGTTCCGTCATTATCAGAGTCTTGATCTTGTAAAAACTTAAATGAATCAATCTCTGCAATATGAATTTTAGTAGCTAACTCATTCGCTTGCTTTTCTAACTCAAACTCATGTTGAGCAGCTTGAATACGTTCGTTAGAATCGTACTGCATTTTAGTTTGCTCTTGTAATGCCTTTTCAGATTTAGCTTCTGATTCTATGATATAAGACTCTAGTTGCTCAGTCGAATCTGTACGTAACATCTTAACAATATCAGAGAACTTAGCTTTATCATTTTGAAGTAAGGCTTGTGAAAGATTCTCAAGAGATTTGAATACGTAATCATCCTTAGGAGAGTTAGACATAAATATACCCATCTGTACATTAGTAAGTGTATCAGGAGTAATATTAAGAGTCTCTATAGAGAGATCATCTAGGACAAACTGCTTCGTTATCTTCTTACCTTTATAGCACTCAATCATTACAGTTGAGAAATTAGATAACATCTTTTCCCAGTGCTTATCGTGCGCTTGATAATATACTTCTGTAATAGTGGACGACATCTGTATATTAGACTGCGCGTTCGTAACAGCCTCGGTTGGAAGAGCTTGACCTTCTCTTTGACGATTAACACCAGCTACATCAGAGATCTGTTGATCTATAGCTGAGAGTAACTGCATATAGTTATTAATATAGTCAGTCGTAGACCAGTCAGTCGATGTAGGAGCAGAGCGTTGTCCGTATCCAGGTTGATCCGCATTCTGTAGAGGATTGTGAAAGTTAATCCCCAT